GAACAGGAGGGAGGAAACATGCGTGATCCGAGAGTCGAGAATTGGCTGAAGGCGAACGGTTACAACTACAAATACGTTGAGAAGTTTCCGATCGATCAGATCGATCTCGCGGAAGCGCGGGACAATCCGGTCAGGCTCGACGCGAAGTTCGACGAGGACCTCGCCGAGACTTACGGCATCCTTATGCTCGACATCGACTTTCCGGCGGTCGTGTTGCTCGAAATCGCGGGGCGCGCGCTGAAGAAAGTCCTGGGCGGGACGCACCGGCTGATCGGTGCGGGGAAGGTTAAGGTCATTGTCTTCGACGCTTACATCGTGCGCGAGGCCGATCCGTTGCGGGTCGACGCGCTGCATGGCGTGCTCAATTCCTTGGAGGGGTGGGGCGAGACGGTCGACGGACGGTTGCTCCGCGCCGCGGACCTGAAGCGGAAGCACCCGAGCGTCAAGTCGGCCGAGCTTGCGAAGATGTTCGGCCTGTCGCGGACCGCGATCAACGAGTTCCTTCAGGCTGATCGGGTCGAGCAGAAGGCGGACAAGCTGGGCCTCGGGACGTTCTTCTCGTCGAACAAGATGACGACGAAGTGCAAGGCGGCGTTCGATGGATTGCAGAGCGACGCGATCTTCATCGCCACGGCGAACTTGATCCAGGCGCACCCTGATATTCGCGGCGGCGGCGGCGTGTCATTGCTGAAGGAACTAAAGACTGCTGGCTCCGACACGAAGGCGAAGGCGATCATTCTCGACCGCGACCGCGAACTCACCAAGCAGGAGGCGCGACGGACGACCAAGCGGGTCCGGACGAAGTCGCACAAGGCGACGCGTTTCTTGAGCAAGGTGCATGGAGTGAACAAGGCATGGCCGGGGACGGTGGAGAGGCTTTATCTGGCGGGCTTGGAGACGGCGTCGGCGATCCGGGCGGAACTGAAGTCGGTCGATCAGTCGATCGACATTCACATGGAGGTCAGGGAGGAACTGAAGCGGCTGTTAGACGAAGTCGAAAAGGCAGCCGAGTGGGACAAGAAGACACCGCGTCCTGGCGCAGGGGACTCCGAGCCTACCTCGCCGCCTCCGTGACGATGGGCGGCGGGTTGACGGTCGGCGAATTGATCGAGCGGTTCGCCGACCAGATCCCGCTTCATCGTGCGTCGAGGAAATGGGCGGCGAACCAGAAGCGAGCGAAGGAACTGAAGTTCCCGTCGCCGTATAAAATGCGATCTTATGCGCTGACGCAGGAACTTCATTGGTTGCAATGCACGTTCGATCCGCCGGGATTGAAGACGTATCAGACGAGGGTCTTCGTGAACGCGCTCACCTGCGCGGACTGTGGCGGGTTGTTCGTCGCGGAGAAGCGTCGCCCGGTCCACGGCTTGCTATGTCCTGCGAGGAAGCGCGCGCATGAACCGTGAGGATGTCGAGCGGATTACCGACCTGTTGATCGAGATCGGCGGTCGTCGCGCCTGGGTTCTGCTGTGGGACGAACCCGAAGCCGAGAAGGCCAGCGTTCTGACGTCCGTGCCGTCTGCGGATTTGCCGGAGCTTGTATGCTTTCACTTGCTCCGGCTGATCCGGAACGAACTCGGGCCGGACGACACGATCGCGCGGGAACACTGAGCGGTGCGTCGTTGTAATCGCTGCGGTCGAAAGGCGATGGCGTTCGCGCCGGGGACCGAAAGCGTCCGCGAGGCTGGCATCCTGTTGCGGCGCGGTGATCCGGCGCGGGCGTGGTGCCTCGACTGCTGGCGGAGCGCGTTCGGACCGGCGGCGGCGGTCGCGATCAAGCGCGCTCCGGTGAAGCGGGGGAAGCGATGACCGAGATGAAGCGGGAGGACTTCGCGCTTGTGTTCGAGGTGTGCGGCGAGCGGGAGCGCGCGCTTGCGGAAGCGTTCCGGATCGCGGGTCGCCCTCCGCACGAGGAACGGCACCGGCACCGGGCGGAAGCGTTCTTCGAGGCGTCGGCGATCTGCCTGAATGAACGTCTGATCGCGAGCATCCTTCGGGGGGAAGCGAAATGAGCGACGACGATCTGACGCGCGACGAGTTCAGCGTCTACATCTTCCTGCCGTTCGACTGGCATATGCCGCTGGTCAAGTCCACCAGCATCGAGGACGCGATGAAGGTCGCGAAGCGCGCGACGGAAGCGAAGATCGGTCCGGCGTCGCGGGCGGAGCGGATCATCATAACCGACGGAGGCGATTATACGGTCTTTGAATGGACGCGAGATCGAGGCATCACGTTCCCCCCTCTGAGGACGACGACCCGTCCGGATTGAAGGCAGGACGCGGCGTCGTCTTCGGGATCATCGGCGGCGTCGCGCTCTGGTCGCTGATCGCGCTGTTCTTGTGGATCATCGTCTAGGGGTTCCGGAGGGCTTAACCACACTTGACGGACGCACAAGGCGACATGGCCCGCCTCTCTAACCCGATCGTGCCCCGTTGCTGGTCTCACGCGGTCGGGCATGGGCAAAACCGGCTCCGGGTCAAAAGGCACCGGCAAGGCGGGCCGCGTTCAACTGAGGGAGGGAGAGCATGGGGTTCATGACGGGGATCGCGCCGTGCATCTGTTGCGCTCGTCCGTTCGCGTTCAATCCCTACACGGTGCCGTCGACGTCGGCGATCACGGGTCATCGCGAACCGATCTGTCGATCGTGCTTCGACGAGATCAACCGGCGTCGTGTCGCAGCCGGTGGCGATCCGTTTCCGGTTGCACCCGATGCTTATGAGGGGATCGAGGTCGATTAGATGTCCTGGCACCGGGCGCGCTTTTCGGCGGAGCTTGTCGGCGACGACTTGATCGTCCTCGTCGATCTGAACGGCGGGAAGTCGATCACGAACGACGTCGAGGTCGTCGTCCGGACGATCGCCAATTACACGACGATCGGGAAGCGTCGGATCGTCTACTGCGACTCGGCGGGACAATGGGACGGCATCGTCGTCGAGAAGAACGAGTTCCGGAAGTTCCTGCCAATCGGGACGAAGGATCGGGACGCGGCGATCTCGATCGCGAGGGGGCGGATCATATGGCGATGAACACGGTCGATCCCGCGCTCGCGCCGCTGGCGAAGTTCTTCGGCGAGATGTGGCGGACGTTCGTCGACGGCGGGAGCGTCGACGGCTTCGAGCTTCAGGCCGCGATCGAGCGAACGGGACTCGCGGAATGGCGTCCGGCGACGGCGGACGAGGCGGCGAACTTCGAGGTCGACATCGAGGCAGGCGATCCGGCGCTATTCCTGACCGACGAGGGGAAGCGGGTCCTGAAGCTCGTCGAGCGGTGAACGAGGACGAGGTCGAGATCGGTCGGAAGCTCGACGAGGCCGACCTCGTTTGTTGGTTCTGTCATGTCTGCAAAACCTTGATGTTGCTTCGCGAGGCGATGAAGGACGGATGTCCGGAGAAGGTTCGGCCTCGACGCTGTCCGCGTCCGTTGAAGCGCACCAAGCCATAACCTGCCTGCGCGCCTGGGTTCGAAATGGGTTCAGGCTCCGGGGCGGGTTCCGACTAAGCGAGACATTTCAGCACGTTGAGCAGTAGTTCGAGGTTGTTCATCATAATGTCTGGCCAGTATCAGGCGACATTCAGCGATAGCGGAAACGTTGGTTTTCGGCCATTTTTGGCGTATATGGAGCGCGGGGAATGTCCCCACCATTCGTGAGCGATGGGTTCATGAGTGGGTTCACGGGTCGAACAACCTCGATCCACCGCGCCTCGGGTTCTGGGGCGGAAGTTCTATCATGCGAACCAACAACGTCGTCGGCCAACTGTGGTTCGACACCGTCGAAGAAGAAGGTAGCGTCCGCTTTAACGATCGCTTCCTCGAACTCCCAAGGGCCTATCAGCTAGACGCTTTGAAGGATTGGCTGTCATTGCTTGAGGCTGAATACGAGCGAATGCTCGAAGGCCCCGACGTGGCTCCGAAGCGCGCTCTGTCGGCGGAGGGCGCGCGATGATCTCCCACCCCAATCGCTCGAAGTTCGGTCGTCGCGTCCTGATCATGGGCGGGCTACCCGAGTTCGTCGGGAAGATCGGCACGGTCGTCGGTCGCGAGGGTCCTTACCTCCGCGTCCGGCTCGACGTGGCGGTCGAGGTCGAGGGCGTCGGTCGCGTGACCGACGATCTGTGGGAGCCTCGTCTACTGAAGACGGTCCGCTCGCGCGATCTCTGAGGCTGTCAAAAGATCGCCCCCCGTTCTGGCAGGACGGGGGGCGGTTTTTCATTCACGAAAAGGAGTCTCTGCTATGTCAATTTCCTTCCTCGATGCGAGGAACGCAAGACCCGGCTCGGACGGGAAGCCGCTCGTCCTCCGCGACGGTCAGGGTCTCGATCTGTGGGTCATGCCGTCCGGTCTGAAGACGTGGCGCTGCAAGGTGCAGCGCGACGGTCGGAGGACGACGGTCAATCTCGGATACTTTCCGGCGATGTCGATCGTCGAGGCGCGCACGGCGCGGATGAAGATCAGGTCCGCCGAAGATCCCGCGCGCGAGCGGCGCGAGGAAAAGGAACGCGCGGAGGTCGCGAAGGGGAACACGCTCCGCGAGGTCGCGGCGCGCTGGATCGCGACGCGGTCGGTCAACGAACATTGGACGCCACGCTATCAGCAGAGGCTCGAAGAACGGCTCGAAAATCACGCGTTCCCGAAGTTCGGCTCGACTCCGGTCGCGGAGATCACGCTCGAACAGATCGGCGATCTGATCCTGTCGCTCGCGCGGGGACGGAAGGGTCAACGTCCGGTCCAGCGGACGGCGGTCATGCTGAAGCAACATCTGTCGGCGATCTTCGACTTCGCGGTCCGCTGGCGGATGGTTCCGTTCAATCCGGTCCGTCAGATCGCGGTCGATCTGCCGAAGCGTCAGCGTGGCGAGGATACGCCACGCGCTCATGTCTCGACGATCGAGGATGCGCGCGCGGTCCTCCGGGCGTTTGAAGCGAAGGCTCCGGAACTTCATCCGGCAACGACGCTGGCGCATCGCTTGCTCGCGTTGACGGGCGTCCGGAAGGAAGAACTTCTCGGGGCGCGCTGGTCGGAGGTCGACTTCGAGCGTGCGGTCTGGACGGTTCCGGCGGTTCGGATGAAGGGGAAGTTCGGACGCAAGCGCGATCACGTCGTCGCGCTCGCGCCCCAGGCGATCGAGGTCCTCCGGACGGCGCAGCGGATCAGGAAGGGCGAGTTCGTCTTCCCGTCCGAAGTCCGGAAGGATCGGCCGATCTTCCGCGATACGCTGAATCGGGTCATGGCGACGGCGCTTCGCGAGTCGGGTCTCGGTCCGATCATGGTTCCTCACGGCTGGCGTGGGACGTTCTCGACGATCATGAACGAGCGCGATCCGTCCGCTTATCGCGTGATCGAGGTCATGATCGCACACAAGGCGGCGGACGGAGTCGAGGCCCGTTACAACCACGCGGCTTATCTAGAGGCGCGGCATCCGATCGCGCGTCAGTGGGCGGACTTGCTTCTCGACGGTGCGCCGACGACGCGGGCGCTTCTCGGTCTCGCGAAGGACGAGGCGTCGAACGTCGTGCAGCTCGTCCCCCAGGTCGGCAGGAGGGCGGCATGATCGAGGACGACGGGACGACTCTCGCGGTCGCGGTCAGGTTAGAACTCGCGATGGAGATTCTCCGCTCCGCGCGGGCGCTCGCGATCAAGGCGAGGGACGATCGGACGATCTCCGATCTTCAGGGAGCCATGAGCAAGCTCGGGGCGGCGATGTCGCGGTATCGGGAGGGCGCGCAATGAACTATCGGCTCACGGTCATGCACGACACGTCGCGCTCGCGGTCCGATCCGTCCGCTTATCGCGTCACGGTCAAGGAGTCGGTCGATCCGCTCTGTTCGTTCCGTCAGCACGGTGACGTCCGTGATAATTGGGCGAGGTATATCGGGGTCTACCCTACCAAGCGCGAGGCGTTCCAGATTGCGACGAACTACACGGGACTGCGGAGGAAGGCGATGCTAGGCCGCGCTAACGGGTGATCGTCCGGGCGATCGGTCTCTAAGGCGACGAGAGACGGCGTAGGAAGCCCCAGGACGGCGGGATCGAGGGGGAGGGTCGAGAAGGTCCTCCCCCTTTCGCTTGCCCGCTGTGCGGCCCGCCTAGCGGTCGCGCTGGCCCGAAAGGCGGGCGATGTCGGCGGCGCAGACCTCGAGGACCTTGTCGACGATCTGCACGCGGAGCGCGTTCTCGGAGCGGATGAACCAGAGGACGCCGAGCAGAAAGGCGATGTTCAGGACGATCAACGCGAGGAATGGTCCGGAGAGACCGCCGACGATCTTCTCCCCCAGGCCAGCGGCGGCGGCGACGATGCCGTTGCGGCGCGGTCCGTCTTCGCTCACGGCGGGAGAAGTCCGAAGCGCGCGAGAAGTGCCGAGCGCATCCGTCCGGCGTCGGCTTCTCCGGCTGGCGGCGAGAAGACGCCGTTCGTGTAGGACCAGCCGAACGCTGGCTTCGGGTCGAGGCCGTCGATCGGAACCCAGGCGTCGAACAGGTCCTTCGCGAAGATGTCCTCGACGGGGATCGCTTCCCACTCCGGCAGCGGCGTGAATAGCTCGACGACCCAGCCGCTTTGAATGCCCGCGTAGGTCGTCATGGCAGCCACCGATATTGAATCATGCCGTTCGCTCCGGTTCCGCCGTTCACGTAGTTGCCCGAGTTCGTGTTGTCATAGCATCCGCCGCCTCCGGCTCCGGGTCCTAACCCTGGCGCTCCGGGTCCGGGTCCGGTCGTGTTCCCGGCGCGCGGTCCTCCGCCCCAAGGTCCTGGCCCACCGTAGCCGGTGGTCGCGTAAACCCCGTTTGCCATGCCGTCGCCCCCGAAGGTGCCCATCGAATTGAGGTCGCCTCCGGAAGCTTGTCCGCCCATGCCGCCGTGCGAGTTCGTCGGGAAGTCCCAGAGCGCGGGTTCACCTCCGGTGCAGCTAACGGTCCACTGTCCGGTGAACGCGAGCGAGGTCGTGCCGCCTGCCGTCTCGCTTGGCCCTCCGACGCCGACGACGGCGGTCAAGAGGCTACCCGGTGTGCAAGGGCGTTGCGCTTCCGCGTAGGCCCCAGAACCGCCGCCGCCGCCCGACTGATAGTTCGTGCCGTCTGAGGCGCAATGCGCGCCACCGCCTCCGGCGCCGACCATGCGGAAGGCGACTTGCGTCGCCCACGGCGGGACGAGCAGCGATTGCGACGTGGTGATCTGTGTATATGCGCCCGTGAACAGGGCTGACAGCGCGTGCAGGAGTTGCGTGTTGTCGGTCTTCAGCGGAGCGACGCCGCCCTTCGCCAGCACGTTCATGAGTTCTTCCTGAAGCGTGTTCAGGAAGTCGGCGTCGACGATGGTCGGCGAGGTTCCGGTCGTCGGGTCGCCTCCGGTGAAGAACCCCGCCGTTCCTTGCGGCGTCGGAACCGGCATGATCGTGGCGGCGAAGCGGTTATCAATGCGGTGCATGGACGTCTTCTCCGTTCGCGCGTTGCTGCGGCGCGGGTTCGGTCTCGTCGGTCGTTTGCGTCGCTTCGATCTGTGCGACGACTTTCTGAATGATCGGGTTCGTCGCGCGCCAGGGCATCGGCGCTTCGGTCATTGCGGTTAGAACGACCTGCCACTCTTGCGCGGCGAGCGTAATCCCGACCGGTCGGTCGAGCGGGATCGGCGTCATTTTCAGAGTCCTCCGGCGCGGAGACGCGCGTCGAGCGTCTTCATTGCGTTGACCACTGCGGCGAGAATGGCAATGTCGGTGACGGCAAGGGACGGCTCGTCGGTATCAAAGCCGCCCGAGCCGTCCGGTAGTGTCCAGCCAACCGCGCGCACGGCTTCCGGAATGATCCGGCGGACCTGCTGGGCGGAGAAACCGATCTCCGGCGCGTGAATGATCCGGCCCGACGAACCGTCCGGCATCGCGATCCGTGGCTCATGTGGCGCCCGAGTGAAGATGATCGGCTCCAGTTGCAGGACCTCCGGCAGCCCAACCGGAGTCGGTGCTACGTCCCGTTTGGCGCGGTCATCGGAGAGAACGATATAGGCGCCATAACCGCCCACCGGACCGAGATTGTTCCAGAGAAGCTGGTCGGGGTTGGTGCGGGTGTTGATCTGGCCGCCGCTTGGCGTGTTGTAAGTCATGTCCCCGGTCGTCGTGTTCCATCCCCAATACCATTGCGCAGAATACTGAAAGACGTTGACGCCACCAGAAGGGTAGATTCCGAAGTTCGTGCCGTTGCTGGCCCAGCAACCGTTAACAGCGATGAAGTTCGCGGCGGAAGCATTGGCTGTGACCGACCAGTTGCCGCCGTTGCTGAGGGTCATATTGACCGTGCCGCCCTCGCACCAGCGCCACGCTGCGTCACTCGGCGACCGCTGCATGTAATAGTTCGGCGCGATCTGAAACAGTCCTTGCGAGGCGTAGACGGAGCCGGTCGAGACGATGCCCGTGTTGCTGGTCTGGAAGTTGCCGTTTACGGCGAGGTTGCCGCTCGCGTCGATATTGCCGCGCGAGGACAAGACGACGCCGTTGCCGTCCGCGTTGCCGAAATAGAGGACGTTATTGTAGTTCCAAATTCCGACGCTCGACGGCGTCGTCCCCGATGTCTGCCATGATCCGAGATAGGCGTTGCCGGCGCTCGCTGTGGCGACCATCGAACCGACCGCGCGCATTGGTCCGCCGTTCGCTATGAACCCCCCGCCCGGTAGGAACTGCCACGACGCCATCGTCGCGAGCGCGCCGCCCGCCGATCCGCTCGCTGCCGTCGTGTTGACGTTGAACGAGCCGTCGTTGACGTTGAACCAAAGCTGTCCGGCCCAGCCGTTCGTAAGGTATTTCCAGTTCGCGGGACTGGCGATGTAGGAATTGAAAGCGATGTGACTTAAAACCGTCAGTTCGTTCACACTGAGCCACGAAGCGACCGCGTCGGTCGGGATCGCGGGCGCACCGTTCATGGAAATATTGCCGAGATAGTCAAACGTCGTGAGGTTCGGGAACGTCGCTGCACTTCCGGCGGCTCCGGAGGCGGCGACGCCGACTGTCAGCCTGCCGGTCGCTCCGTCGCGGATGATCCGCACAGCGGTTCCGGCGACGATGCGCGAATAGGTTCCCGCGCCGCTCTGATAGGCGTTCAGATCGAACTCGTCGGCGGTCGCCATCGACGAGAGAACGAGCGGATATTGCGGCGCTGGCGTCGGCGCGGCGCGTCCAATGCCGAGAAACGCCGTCGCTCCGGTTAGCTGTCCTCCGGTAATCGGCAGCACACCGGCCCAGGCGTTCGCGTGTCTGCCGTATGTGTTCGCGTCGTTCGGCGCGTCGGGGACGCGTTGCGCGGCGAGATTGTCGACGTATTGCTTCGTCGCGGTGCCGAGTAACGCGACCGGATCGGCGGCTTGAATGAGCGGCCCGGTAAGGGTTCCTCCGGCGAGCGGGAGAACGGCGGCCCACGCGCCTTGATGTCGACCATAATAGTTCGTGTCGGAGGGCGCTTCCGGTATGCCTCCGCCACCCGATCCGGAATGTGCGTCGACGTAGCCCTTCGTCGCGGGCATCATCGCGTCGGTCGGATCGTTGAACAGATACATCTGTCCGGTCATCCGTCCGCCGCTTAAGCTAAGGAACGGCGATCCTACGGTCTGACCTTGCAAAACGCCGATCTCGTCGTGTGCGATCTGAAAGTTCGAGCGCACGCTTGCGGTCGTCGGGTTCCCCGTTACGGGGAGGGTCGGATCAATTTGCGATGCCATCGACTACGGCTCCCACGTCCCAGATCGAGTCTCCGTTCTCCCAGATCGTCTCGCCCTTATCCCAGATCGACGTGTTGATCTCGAACGACCAGATCAGCACGCTATCGGCGGGAGCGACGGCCTCGAACATGCATTGCAAGAGGTCATGTCCCCAGTCGGCGAGAGGCTCGCCAGCGGCGGAGACGCCCGCGCGGAAATAGGTGACGGTCGTCTCGCCTTGAACGATCACGCGCCACGCGTGCGCCCAGGCTTCGGAATAGAGATGTTCTCCGGCTCGTCCCTGTCCGGCGTAAAACGGCTTGTAGGTTTGAATCTCGATCTGGAAGCCGAGCGAGGCGGCGAGATGGATGAAGTATTCTCGCGACGAGCCGCCGCGCGCGACGAACTTGCCGCACACCGCTGCGGTCCGTTGCGCGATCGTCGGCAGCGGTCCGGTGCACGGATCGGGCAGGCCGAGGGTCGCTTCCCACTCCGGCAGCATTCCGATCGTCGAACAGGGGAAGACGTCGGCGACGAGCGCGTTCGTCGCGTTGTGGAGACGCGACCACGTCCGCATGAGCGTCAAGAGGGCTTCGGCCTGTAGCGTGCCCCAGGCGCGATGCCAGACGCGTCCGCGCGGGAGAAGACGCTGAAACTGCCAGAGGTAGTCGGTGGCCGTCGCGTCGATCAGCATCAGGCATTCTGAACGGTCAACGTCCCCAGGATCGGCAGCTCGCCCTGTTGCGCGGTGAAGGGTTGCGTCGGTTCGGTCATGGTGAAGTGATTCAGTCCGGGCGTTGCGAGGATCGCTTCGTAAAGATCGGAGGGCCAGATCGTGCCTCCGATCTCCGCTTTGACGAGGAACATATCGTTTAGCGACGCGACGATCTCGGCCTCGATGTCCGGATCGTCCGGATCAAGCTGAACGAGCGTCACATCGATCGGCGCGGCGACCGGCGCCATCGAGTAGACGAGCGCGGTCACGGGCTGCACGGGCCAGATGTGATCGGCGACGGCGAGTTGATCTCCGGTCGCGGGCGTGCCGCGAACTTCAGCGGTCGCGACGCCGTCGGTGCCTTGCGGGAAGCCACCATGCGCGGCTTGCGCGTCGTCCATCATGAACCGGACGATCACGCTGCCGGGTCCGGTTCCGTTCGGCTGCACCCAGGCCCGCGTCACACCCGGCACCTCTAGCGCCCATTGCTGATAGTCGGCGGCGGAGCCGCCCTGCGGCGGCGCGCGATACTTCGCGAGCATTCTCGTCCGGAACGCGTCGTCGAGTTCCTGATCGGCGCCGCCGGTCGCTGGCCCCACGGTCTCGCCGGACGAGTTGATCCCGGCGATCGGGGTTGCGAACGCGATCGGGGTTCCGGCGTCGCAGTTTGTCGCGGCTCCGAGGACTTCGGCGGCGATCGCGACGGTGACGTTGCCGGAGGCGTCGGTCGTTCCGTCCGTCGTCGTCACGTAGGGAACCGCGTCCTGGCGGACGAGCGGGGTTCCGGTCGGGAGATAGATGTTCGGCGATCCGTTCCACGTCGCTTGTCCGGTCGCCGCGGTCGCGTCCTTCCGATAGATCCCGATCAGTGCCGCCCAGGCTTCGAGGAACTCGTCGCGCGCGGTGAACGGGACCGCCATCTGGGCGATCCAGTCGAGGTAGCCGTAGACGCTGTAAGCGAGGCCCGCCATCACCCAGGCGAGGACGCGGAGGACGGCGTTCCGGAGCAATCCGTCGAGGCTTTTGATCCCCGACGTCGTGATGTCCTCGATCGCTTGATTGCGGAGCGCGGTCAGGGTCGGTCTGGCGAATGGCATTAGGCGGCGACCCTCCGGCGTTGTGCGAGCGCGATCGGCGGCCCTTGTGCGGTGACGCGGAGGACGGCGAGGTTCTCCCACGTCCAGCCGTAGACGAAGCGGGTCATCGATCCGTCCGGCTTGGTGATCGCGACGGCGATGCCGAGCATGGTCGAGCCGGTCGGATTGCCCAGCCAGCGCGTGTCGACGACGACGGACGAGGCGACGCCGTCCTCGACGAGCCACGCCAGCGCGTCTTGCGCGTAGCGGCGCGCCAGCCCGAGCGTGTCGCGGGTTTTTTTGGCGCGTTCGAGTTGCCAGAGGTTCGAACCGAGCGGCTGTTCATTGTAAGGATCGGCCCACCATCCGCGACGGTCGGAGGTTCCGTCAGTCGGAACGAAGTCCGGCGTCGCGAGCTTGTCGGTGAACAGCGAGACGAGGCAGGCGGTTTCGAGGTCCTGTCCGGTCTGAAGATCGCCGGACGCGAGGACCCAGTCGCCGATCGTGTTCGTGTTATCCCACTGGATCAGGATGTCTCCGGCTCCGGTCGCGAGCGGAAGCTCGCCGTCGATCGGCGCGAGTGGCAGCGCGAAAAGGTCCTCGATCCAGCCGGTCATCGGATCACATCGACGGGGTGCCGTTGTCGAGTTGCTCGACGTATGGCGCGGCGGCGGTCCAGAAGGTTTGCCACGCGGCGTTTAGCTGGTTCATCGCGTAGGAATAATCCGTCCCCTTCGCGCCGGGGTTCGCGCTATCGGCGACGACACCGAACAAGTTCGGCACTGTCGGCTGCATGACGTTCGCCGGGGTCTCGAATTGCGTCCCCGGCGTTCCGTCGAAGCCGGACGAGGCGGTCGCGATCGCTTCGCTCAATCGCGCCATCGAGGTGTTCGCGCTGATCAATCCGGAGATCATGCGGTTCGTCATCATGCCGAAGGTGAATTGTCCGGAGTTGCTTATGATCGTGGCGGCCATGTTCTAGGGTCTCCCTTCCAGTTGGCTTTCGAGCGAGGCGACGCGCGCGGTCAGTGCGGCGATGGTGGCGCGAAGCTCGTCGAGTTCGCTGGTCGCTGTGGCGTCGAATACCGTCGCGAGGCCGTCCCACTGCGAGGCTCCGATCGGCGGGACCCAGATCAGCCCATCGCTGCCGAGCCGCGCGGAGTTGTTCGCGTTTGCGCTGACGGCGGTCGGTCCTGGCGGACCTTGCGCTCCCGCTGTCCCCGGCACGCCCTGCGGTCCGGTGGGTCCGGTCGCGCCCTGCGCTCCGGTCGCTCCTGTCGGCCCCTGCGGCCCGGTCGGACCCGGAACCGTGCTGTCGGCTCCGGCGGGTCCGGTCGGTCCCTGTGGCCCCGTGGCGCCGGTCGTCCCGGTCGCGCCCTGTGGTCCGGTCGCACCCGTGTCACCCTTTGGCCCCTGCGGACCCGGGACGGTGCTGTCGGCTCCGGCGGGTCCGGTCGGGCCTTGTGGTCCGGTCAATCCGATCGGTCCTTGCGGTCCGGTCGCTCCGGTATCCCCCTTCGGGCCTTGTGGTCCGGGGACGGTCGAGTCTGCCCCAGGCGGCCCCTGTGGTCCGGTCGCTCCGGTCGCTCCGGCTGGTCCCTGCGCTCCGGTCGCGCCCTGCGGTCCCTGTGGTCCGGGGACTGTGCTGTCGGCTCCGGGTGGGCCTTGTGGTCCCGTCGCTCCGGGCGCTCCGGTGGCGCCTGTGGCCCCTGTCGGTCCCTGCGGCCCCTGTGGTCAGGGGACGGTGGAGTCTGCCCCAGGCGGCCCCTGTGCGCCCGTGGCTCCGACGTCGCCCTTCGGACCCTGCGGTCCGGTCGCTCCGGCGGGTCCGGTCGGTCCGGTCGCCCCGGCGGGCCCCTGCGGTCCGGTCGCTCCGGTCGGTCCTGGCGGACCCTGCGGTCCTGGCGGGCCTTCGGGTCCTGGCGTGCCGGTGCCGCCCCCAGGTCCGACGCTGCCGTTCGGCGCGTTGATCGTGGTCGCGTTGATCGTGCCGCTCGCGTGCATGTCGCCGCTTAAGTTGATCGTCGCGCTCGACGCGCGGTCCAGCGATGGTTGCGGCGCGACGTTGATGGTGTCGGCGTTGACGTTCACCGTCTTCGCCGACGCGGTCACGGTGCCGTCTTTGCTGGTGATCGCAATATGGTGGTCGCGCTGAAGGGCGATCACGTCGCCCTCGTCGGTGAAGATCGTCACCTCGCCGGGTTTCTGATTGCGCGGGCGGGCCTTCTGATTGGCGGTCGCGACGATCACGCCGTTCGAGCGGTCGCCGTTGCCGAATAGCGCGAGGGCGTCGGAGCCGACCGGCGCGTGCGAGGCGAAGCCGTAGAGGTTCAGCGTTTGCAGGTTGTCGATCGTCTCCGGCGTGCCGCGCACCTTGCCCTGGACGAGATGCACCGGACCCTTGTCGTCGGTGGCGGAGATCGTCACCCCGGCAGTGTGCATCTGGATGCGGCGGTAAAGGCGATCGGAGACGCTCATGAGGGGATCGGCACCCGTGCGGCGTCGACGGAGTCGACCTGTTTCTTCGTCGGGTTGCTGTTCTCGACATCCTCGACGGTGACGATCCCGAGCGGTCCGGACGGCTCGATCGCGAACGCTTCGGGCGGCATCAGGGTCAGGATGCCGTGCTGTCCGTTCTCGTCGCGGGCGTAGGTGACGGACGCGATGATATAGCTCACGTCGCGGAGCTTCAGGACGGCGGCGGAGATCGGGCAGAGGTAGTTCGGCTCCCAGAGCTTGCCCGCGCTGTCGCGCCAGGAGTCGCAGATCACGTTGAACTGGTAGGACTGCCCCTTCCGCTTGTTCATTTCCCAGATCGCGCGGTCGGTGACGATGTCGCGTCCGTTCACGAATTGCTCTGAGATCACGTAACGCTTGCGGAAGCGCGGAACGCCCTCGTCGCGGATGATCTGTCCGACGTCCGGCGTGTTCACCCCGGCTTCGGTGCCAAAGGTGAGGATCGAGGTCAAGTGCCCTTCATACTCGGAGAAGCGTCCGTCCATCGAAAGGACGACGTCGGCTTGCTCGACGTTGTCGCCGATCTTGAAACCGGAGGCCATCGACTCGGTGCCGACGTGGGAGAGCATGATCGAGCCGTCGGGGAGGTCATAGACCAGCATTTGCGAGTAGCGCGTGACGCGATCGATGATCTCCCACGGCGTCTCGCCGAGGTTGATGTTGAATTGCGGGATCGTGACGCCGTCTCCGGCGGTCGACTTGACGGTGACGCTGTAGGGCGCGGCGAGTTGCTCGACGAGTGCCAGCGTCGTTCCGTTCATGGTCTGGAACCCCGGCTTCGAGATGTCGCCGAAGACGGCGGAGCAATCGACGAGGTCCTCCGACTTCGAGCGTCCGGAGACGCGGATCGAGTGCAGTGCCGGGGAGATCGCGGCGGCGTAGCGGTCGACGTAGCCGGTCAGGACGAGGTCCGATCCGATCTTCACCTGACACGGGTCGCCCGCCTTGATGTCTATGTCCGGTTTGTTCGGATACTTCTCGGTCACCTCGAGGTCGAACGAGGCGGGGATCGCGGCGAGCGGTCGCGTCACCACCACGCGCTGCCATCCGGTGAGGACCTGGTTCCCCACAGTGAGCGTCAACGTGTCGGAGGCTCCGACCGGCGCGCCGTGGCTGGCGACGCCGTGCGCGTCGCTCATCGCGAGAGCGCCTGAAAGCCGAGCGGCATGAACAGCGGGTGACGGACTCCGGACGAGGCGGCGATCGCGGGTTCGCGGGTCGTGTCCTGATAAAGCGTCCAGGCTTCGGCGAGTGACGGGATCGAGGCGCGCGTCTCGACCTCGACCAGCCACGCGAGGTTCGCGCCCCGGACCGCGAGGTCGAGCGCGACGAAGGTCCGAAGATCGCGCAGCGCGTTATAGGTCGCGTCACGACCGGCATCCGCGGCACGGGTCGCCTGGGCGTCCAGAACGTCGCAGACGGCTTTCCGGAGCGCCTGAGCGTCCTGATAGGACGAAGGACGATACCGCTGCGTCGCGGCTCCCAGGGCGGCGCACGCGGCACATCGGAGATTGTCGGCGATCGCGTCCTGTGCGGCGCGCGCGCGGTGCGCGAGCGGCCCTCCTCCGGGCGGCAGTTTGGGCACCCAGGACGCGAGCGGGATCAACAGGCGGATCGCGTCGGCGGGATCGTTGATCGCGGCGGCGACGGCTTGCGCGAGTTGCGCTCCGGCTTGCGCGAACGCGTCGGACTCGGTGGTCACAAGAGGCTCGCGAGGCTGTTCACGGTCGAGGCCGTCGTGTTGACGAGGGAGCGCGCCGACGTGGCGGCCCCCAGAAGCCCGGAGACGGTCGCGTTCGCGGCTTGCAGCGAAGACAGCGACCCGTTCGAGAAGCGCCCGAAATTGCCCTGTAGCCCCCGCACGGCCCCAATGATGCGACCGGCGTCGGAGACGGCGGAGACCGCCATTCCGGTGAACTGCGAGACGGACGCGAGCGCGGCTTGCGGGACGATCGTCATCGCGCCGAGCGTCGACCCCAGGTCGAACTGTGACGCGGAGAGGACCTTCGAACAGGCGGAGAGGACGCCGGATCCCGTGGCGATCGAGGTCGAGGGATACTGAACGTCCCCGGCCAGGATGAAACTGAACTGAAGCTCGACGTAGCGTCCGCGTTCGCGGCGATCGGTGACGGCGAACTCCAAGAGGACGCAGGAGATCGAGCCGAGCGTCGGATGAACGAGCGTCCCCGATCCGGATTGCTCGACGGCTCGAAGCATGGCGTCGCGCTGCGAATAGACGTCATCGCCGACGAGGAAGGCTTGCACCATGAACCGGCGCGGGAGCTTCCCCAGGTCCTCCGCCCAGGCGTCGTCGCGGTAGGGGTATTCGTGGATCGCGACGCGGCGTCCGGCGTTCGTCTGTCCGGCGTCGAGGACGAAGCCCACGCCCCGCCACGACCCCGGCTGTAATTGCTGCCACCACTCGCCGCCGCTCCACGAGTTTCCGGAATTGTCGATCGAGGCGGCGTTGCCGATGATCTGCGAGGTCTGGCCGAACAGGTCGCGGGTCGTGTTGACGAGGTTGTTCGTCGTCCGGGCGATCGCTCCGACCTGCGAGATGGCGGAGATCGCGCCGCCAAGTGCGCCGCTCATATCGTCGCCAACTCTTGATGCTCGACTTTCGGCGGCTGCACCGTGACGGCTCCGGAACCGCTCGCGGTGACGGCGGCGTTCGGCGGCGGGTTCTTGTGGGTGATCGCGATGTCGACGGTGCCGTTGATCTGTTTGTCCGGCAGCGCGAGGGCGACCCCTTTGCCGATCTGCGCTTCGGTCAGGCGTCCGGGTCCGGTCTCTTGCGGTTGCGCGGCGCGCATCCAGGCGGCGGCGACCTTCGGGTCGGTAATGTCGATCTGATCGGTCGGCTTGACGCCGATCGAGTCGGCGATTTTCTTGATGTAGTCCGGCGTCGAGGTCTTGTTCCACTCGCGGGCCATCGCGTCGACGGTCATCAAGTGTCGCTTTTGCTGATACTCGACGAGCTTCGCGACGGAGGCTTGAACCCCTTCCTCCATCGTCGCGAAGGTCCGGATCGGCAGTCCTCCGGGCGTCGTCGATCCGCCTTCACCGGGCTTGCGTGTGAGGTTCAGCGGGTTGTTAGCCTGCCATCCGGTCTCGACGCCGGCGACCTGCGTCGGTCCTGGCGGCGGAGCGACGGCGGCGGGATGCTCCGCGAGATAGGTCCGGCGCGCGGCTTCGTCGGCGGCTTGGTTCGCGGCGCTTTCGACCTCGAAGTGCATCGGGTCATAGCTTTTGCCGTGGAAACGACCGCCCCAGTAAAGTCCATGCCGTGAAGCGATGTCGGCGATGTCCGCCGGCATGTCGGTGCCCTTGCCGCCCATCGGGTTCGTCGCGGCGTTGATGTCGACGGCACCACCGAAGGCATGGGCGGACCACTCGTCGGTCGTCCCCCGGATCGGGCGGCGATTGTATCCTCCGCCCGAGGTCAGCTTGACGCCGCGCGCGTCAAGCTCGTCGACGAGGCCCTGAAAGCGATCCTTGTATTCGGCGGCGACGCTCCATGCCTGTCCGTTCCTCGACGTGACGGTCGCGAGTTGCGGCGAGGCGGGAGCGGGTCCGGCTTTCCCCCATGCTCCCCCAGGCGTGTATTGCTCACTCGGAAGCTCGACACCGGAGGGCGGCGACGGTGCGGGCGGCGGCGACGGCGTCGACGGCGACGAATCAAGTCCAAGCTGTCTCCGTATCCATCGCTGCGCGGGGCTGTAACCTTCCTTGTCTAAATCGGCTGGCGCCTTGCCCTGGCGCTGCATCTGTTCGACCCAGGTCCGCGTCTCGCCGGTCTGCGGGTTTCTAAAGCTGGGCGTTCCGGTCCATCCGCCGCTGTCATATTCCGTGAAGCCTTCCTTCGCGGCGCCCGCCTTTATTTCCTCTTGCCCCTGTTTGTTGAAATAGGCGGTCGCGGCGAGTGCTGCGAGCGCGGCGGCAATTCCTGCGACGGCTCCGAGCGCGCCGAGAAGTCCGACCCCTCCGACTCCGGCGGCTCCGGCTCCGGCGGCTCCGCCTCCGATTGAGCCAAGCGCGGCGACGACTTGTCCGATCGCGGCGACGACGCCGATCCCCCATTTCGTAATGAAAATGCCAGCGACGATCTCGGCGGCGGTCTTGATCTCGCCGAGATGCGTCACGACCCATTTCAGGCCGTCGATCAGGCTTTGCACCCCGTCTTGGACCTTCGACCAGTCGACGTTCTCCAGCCAGCTAGCGAACCTGCGGGAGATGTCGTCGACAGCGGTGATGATCGCGGGCGTGTTCTTCTCGACGAACTCGGAGAGATGGTTCAGCAGCGGCGTGAAGTTTTTCGCCAGCGTCGCGCTGATTTGCTGTCCGAGATGATCGAACGCGGTGCCGATGCGGCCTTGCGCTTCGCTGAACAGTTCGAGTTGCTTGCGTTGCTCGTCGGTCAATTCCTGATAGCGCGTCGCGTCGCGGAAGAACCCCTCGAAGCCCTTCGACGACTGGCGGAACCCCTCGACGACCTTGTTGCCGGACTCTCCGAGCAGCGCGGCGGCGGCGGCGGCTCGATCGGCGGGGTTCTCGATCTGACTGATCTTGCGGATCACCTCCGGCATAAGCTCGTTCATGTTGCGGAGATGGCCGGTCGAGTCGCGGACGCTGATCCCGAGGCGGTTCAGCCAGCCGACCGTGTCGGTCGAGGCTTGGCCGCGAACGAAGTCGGTCGCGTTCTTGTAAAGCCCCTTCAGCGCGGCATCCATGTCGGTCGCTTCGCCGCCAGCGAGGCGCATCGCGTCCTCGAATTGCTGGACCTGCCGCGTCGTCATGCCCAGGCCATCGGCGGTCGCGGTCAGTTCTCGCGACCATGAGGCATAGCTTTTGACGAGGTTCGCCATGCCGACGAGCGTCGCGGCTCCGGTGATCGTGCCGAGGACCGGGACGATCTCGACCATCGTGCGAAGGACGGAGGACGCGGCCTTGCCGATCCACTCGAAACCTTGCGCGACCTTGCGAAGTCCGGAGACGTCGACGAAGCGCGAGATCGAGCGCGACATCCGCTCGATCGGCGCGCGGATCGCGGCGAGGCGGCGGTTGATCGCGTCGATCTCTTTCGAGGCGTGATCGACGACGGAGAAGGTGACGGAGTAACCGGCCATTACTGTTCAGCGCGCGCGCGTTCGCGCTCCGCGATCCGGTTCGTTTGCTCGATCCACCAGATCAATTGCGTGCCGTCGAGGTTCCACGCTTCCTGCGGCCCCCAGCCCCACCAGCGGGTCAGATCGGCGATCAGGTCTCGCCAGTTGGCGGGGTATCGTTGTCCAATTGAACGCGCAAAAAATCCCACGCCCTCCGGAGTTGCGAGTTCGTCAACTCGCCAATGACCTCTGTCGGAACGTGCGCGACTTGCGCGATCAGGGTCATCTGGTAGCGGCGGAAGTGATAGGGCGTCGGGTTCGGCGCGCTCAATTCGCGCTCCGCGCGCTCGATCTCTTTCGCTTTCGGCTCGCGGAGACGCAGGACGTTGAACGGTTTCTTCTGGAACACGACTTCGATCTCGATGTCGAGCGTCC